ATGTTTGAATCTATTAATCGCGCACCTGATCAATCTATCAATAAGAACACCGTGGGTATTGGTCTGGAAAATATTAAACATCGCTTACAATTAGGACAACCAAAACGTTTTACCCTACAAAGGGTAGCTGCAGGAACAGCATTGGCATGCTCGACTAACAATACAATTATGAAAACCTTAATTATAAATGATGAACCATTAGCTCATGATATCCATATACACCAAAGCCATATACATGTTGATCTTGAAATAGCAGAGCAGTGTTATAGGGCTGCTGAAGGACTTTCTTTTCTAGCTGACCAGGAAATTGATCTGATACCATTGGATATTCACATGCCTGTTTTATCCGGCCTGAAAATGATTAACATACTGGCTAACCGCCCTCAGGTTGCTCTTTGCACTGCCTATCAGGAATACGCACTTAAAGGTTAAGAATCAAATGTAACCGACTATCCGTTGAAATCAATCAGTAATGAACATTTTCCCCAAGCCATGGATAAAGTCAGACGTCATTTTGGAGAGTCAACACCGCCAGTAAACCTAGAACATATAAATTGTATCGTAGAAAGAGTAGAACAAAAAATCCTAAATATTAAATTATTAAATTATTAAATTATTAAATTACTTTATTTTGAAGCTTACGGAAAGTATGTAAAAATCTGGCTTGGGGATAATATTTGCTTACCGCATCTACCAAAAAAATTTTTAGCCTAAACAGAAAAATGTCATATTGGCCAAAAAAACAGTAAAATTTGGTAAAAAAACTTCAGCAAAATACTATAGATTCATGGTCATGCTAAGTTCATTCATGACTGCTCCACAATAAGAAAATTAATATAGGCAAACCTCAACATGCCATCCGGCCTATTAGAACAATAGTATAATTATAAAAATTATTACAATATATTCATAAACCATCATTTTTTTCTAAAAAATGAAAATTTGAATTTCACATAAAGCTCTTTTAATTACAATTAAAAATTTGTCCGATAATCTTAAGTCATCTTTCTTTTCAAGTTGCCTCTATCAATACACACAAATAAATTTCTGCAGATATCTTATTCCGAGCAGCCTTAGCAAATCTATAAACTTCTTCACTTATAACTAGCATCTCAGCAAGAAACTTCACATCTACTTATCTTCATACTATAAGTAAATAAATATAAATATTTAATCTTCCTTGGGAAGCGGTACTGCGGTATCTAATATCGTTACCCCATTCAAGCTATAGCCATTTATATCTGGGTAATCTACTTGCATTCTTTTAACGAATTCACTAACCAAGAAGTCTAGCCCAACGTCTGAGATAGGTCCACGAACACGACCAAAATTACTGCAATGTAGAGTCCAAGCTTTCTCTGCCTCTCCCCCACTAACAGTATAATTAATTAAAAGTAGCTTTGGACCAAAACGATTCCACAACATATCACCTAAATTAACAATCTGTAATAAGACAATAATTATCATTATGCCTAATACTGTAGCATCCATTTAAAACTCCTACATATAACTTTTCAGTAGATTAGATTTACTCTTCAGTTGAAGGCCTTTTCCAATGGATAAATTTACTTTTAGCCTCTGTAATTATGGCCACTCGTTTTCGTTTCTGACGCGCATCTTTACGTCGTAGGCTATCACAGGATTTGCATCGACTATCACGACCACTACTATTTTGGGAGTTTAAATAGTAGTTCTCAGGAGTTTGCCAGTAGCGACATATGCAACACTGTAGGCGGCCTTGACTATCTGTCTTCCGGCGAGGGCGTCCTACTGTAGGGTGTTTAATCATATTAGGAGACTGCCTATGAATTTATACTTATTCTGCATGCCAGGTTTTAATCCGTGGGGTGCGAGGTTGACGCTGCTCAAACGCTGTCTTTTTAAAGTTTGCTGCGTTAGCCTTTCCGAACAACATGCCAACTAACATCCAGCGTCCAGTATTGAGATACTCGACATATTGACGACGACTCATTTGAATAGACTTGGCTCTTGCAACTTGAGTTTCAAGGCCTGGCTTGCCAGCATGTAACTCTAACTCTACGACTTGACGAGCTTCAGATAGAAGCTGCCCTAACGTCATTAGACAGCGATCTACTTCTTCTGCTCGAGGGCATTGATAGCCATTATGCGGAGAAGTTGATCGTATTATTTCACCACCACTAGACATAAGTGCAGCAATTATATTTCCGCTTCCTGATAACCCTTGGGGAAGGCCGTCATACCCTGCGGAGCTCCATTGCAACCACTCCTCTAAGCGTTGCTCTAAAGCTTTTTTTAGTTTGTTATCTAATTGCGCCATAAATCTATAGTCCCAATCCTGTGAACAAAGGCGATCTATAATTTTTAGAATGTCACTCTGATGTAAGTAACTCTTAATAAATTATTTCAAGTTTCAGTGATATCATTTTTTCATTGTCAGCGTGGTTAGTTTTTTTATTTAGCCGGTATGACCTTTTTTCCTTTATTTAATGATCGAGAATTTTCTTAATACGAAAGTTGCGCTTTAGTTCTTTGTATTTGTTGTTATTTCAACTATAAATATCTCCCTGCTAACAATTAAGCCAGGAGGAGTTTTGTCAAAGTACAGAGGCCAACAGCTGACCACCTCACATGTTCACTTAAAGTGAACATGTGGAATAATGTACATTTGAAGCGTACTTTTATCAACATTTATTTCTAGATTTTTTGTGTAGCGTTCATCTCGAATGGGCTTACCCCTCACAAAAAGGGTAATTTTTTGCTAGATGGAGCTGTAGACTGAGTTATCAACTTCTCGTACAAAAGTACATACTCTATAGTTGCGTAGTGAGTTCTACCGATTAGAATGTGCCTGCGCCTTAAAGGAAACAACGTTCGTTCCCCGCTGAAAGGTTCATTTATAATGGACTTATGATAGTGGTTCACCAACAGACTAAATGAAGCATGAAAACAGTGAAAACTGGTAAGAAGAGTGAAACTTTGAAAGATCCCAATAGCCGGGGAGCTAGTGAACGTTTACATAAGCTCCTCACCCAAAAAGGTTACCCCGTAGGGCGTGGTCGATTGTCTAGCTTCTGCAAGGAGTTCGGTATTGGCAAGACTACAGCAGCAGCTTGGCTTAACAATGATGTATTGCCTAGAGACCGAATTGAGCAGCAACGCATCGCCAATGCACTGGGAAGTAGTGTTGGCTATTGGGCGACGGGTGAGGGCGAAACAGAATTACGACAAATTGACTTTCTGCTAGTTGGTAAGTGCGTCAATGCTATCGTGGTCTATTTGCGCGATGAGTGTGAACTGGATCCGGATACTTTACCAGACGTGGTACTGGCTGATGCATACGGTAGCTTGTATCGTTACGCCCAGGAGAACAATGGCGAAATTTCCTCAGAGTTAGTCGCCAAGGTTTCTGTTCAGGTACTTGCGAAGCTGGCTCAAAAAAGTTAAACATCAACCTCAGAAAACTACTATTACACATACTTAACTAATAAGTAATCACCTATTATCGAGAGAGGTGTATTAGCTGATTTTGAAGTTATCCTACTTATAAAGCAGAGAATACTTACCGTGAATGAAAACTATTTCTCTGACCATAAAGCTAATAATATAACTCTGATACTTACGAATTTTCAGCAAGCTATGGCTGTAGCGCCGCTTGAACTTGCGTTGTGTAACGCTGGTTTTTCCCAATACTGTGGGTAGCCTGATCCACAGTCCATACACCATCAATTTGCTGGTGGAAGTTACTTAAGCGCAGAGGGGTTTTGGCTCTAAGATTGGGATTTCCATCCAGGGTAAATGACAGCTTTCCGCTCTGGCGGTTTAGATTACGTAGACGAGCAGCAGCTGCAGTTTCCGCATCTGTTGGTCCAGATCTCAGTTGTGGTAACCGATCTACCGCCCCACTGCGATCGCCGATTAAAACCAATTGTTCTGTAGCCGTAAGCGGGTCATGCCAGCGAGCTTCAACACCACTATAGAGATTACGATCGGGTAGGGTAAATCGCCAGTTCTCGCATGTATCTGAGTTAATTCGCATCTCAAGTAACTTCTTACCACTGGCACTTTTGGCTTCATCTACTGGAACAAAAATCAGACGATCCTCTACCAGCTTGGCTATAGCCTGCATTTCCAGTGCAAGACGAGTAAGTAAGTTCATATCACTTTCGTTGGTTTGATCTAGATGCTGGAACTTGTGATTTGCTAGGGATTCAGCCACAACTGGAGTTAAACGGTTATCTTTACAGATTTCTGTGATTAGCTCCTTTAAAGTAAGATTATCCCAACTACGTGATTTATGCGTCTTTAATTTATCACGAAAGTTGCTACCACGGGCAGTTATAGTCATCTGACGCAGCGGCCCACTTAATTCAATCTCATCTACAACAAACCTTGGTAACATTTGTAAGTCATTGCCATAACCTAGCTGAGCGGAAATTAAAACACCCTTTCGCGGTATAGCTAGGCGACCTTCCGTATCATCCAAAATGACACTAAACGTATCAGAAGTTTGGCCTGCCTTATCCACCCATGTGAACCCTAGAGCTCTTTGGTTGAGTTCACTTCCCTCAATACCATCCACTTCTATTACAAAACGCGGCTGCATAGAAGAACCTCTAATCCCATAAGTTAATCATTGGACTTTTTACCTTCGCATCGCTCAATTCTGGCAGAATTATACGCACGCCCTCTGGCAACACTGAAGGCAAAAGGGCTAACTTAGGATTTGCTTCTAGCACTTCCGGTACGGCGGACTCTCGGCCATAGTAACTTTTGCAAACTTGGTCCAGGACATCCCCAGCTCTTGTACGGTAATCAGTGACCATACTTTGCTCCGTAATATGTCAAAGAAATAGAAAACTCCACACAGCGAGCCACTCCATCTGCCAATGGATCTTTGTCGGTGCGCTCTATACTGGTAATTGCCCAAAACCCCATTACTTCACCCATTCCGGATACAAGCTGTAAAGGCTCTCCTTGAGCAGCAGTATCTGCCATTTCTTGAAGTTGATTAGGCTTACCAAACTCTAAAGGATAGATTGTCCCACTCAGAGTAATGTCACGTGTTCCCTGCCCAGTAAATTGAGGCTGTGGATACCCCCGAGGGCGGTTACTATTCTGCCAGTTGAATTTCCATGCCTGGCGCAACTGATCGTAGCCAGCGGTCTGTAGAGCAAATGGAAAGTCTCCTAATTTCAGCATAGTTTCTGATGGAACGTCTCCTAATTTCAGCAAAGTTTCTAATATATTCATCATGTCGCCGCTCCATTCATTATACCCAGGTCAAACATTACACTGCGTTGCTGAGCTTCTTGGCTTCGTTGACGTTTATCCAGTTCTTCACCTACTTTGCGTCCTATGGACTCTTCATCCACTCCTGCTGAAGGGTAAATATTGATTGGAGAGTTAATACTGTTTTGTACCATGATATTGCTGCCACCTCGAGGTCGTATATCTGCTTGCGTGTCTATTGTCGTTGGCTGATTTTCAGGATTCTCTTCTTTACCGAACAGCTTTCCACTCAACCAGGAGGCTCCACGAAATAGCAAACCTAAAGGACTTTTACCCAAGATTTTGAAGGCAAAGTCTTTGATCTTGGTTAGGGATTTACGTGCACCTTCAGGTAGCTTATCCCATAAACTACCCAAAGTTTTATCGCGAATCTCTTTAAGCCAATCTCCAAACTTACCAACCGCTGCAACAACTTTGTCCCAGTGCACCCAGAGTAAGGCTACGGCAGCAACGATACCTGCAATAATAATCCCAGGGAGTGATAACAAGCTAATAAAAGGCAATATCGCAACAGTCATTATTCCAGTTAGCACAGCACCAATAGACTTAGCTATTCCGCCAAATTCACTAAATTTACTGACTAAAGAGCCAACGCCTTTAACCACTTCGATTAAACCTAGAGCAAAATTACGGATAAACTCTTTAGCTTCTGGCTTTTGTAGCCACTGCGTAAAATCCTTGAACATACTCATAAGTGTTGGCATCAGCTCAGTAGCAAGAAGGTTTTTAAAGCCAGTAAGCGTAGTGGTCAATTTTAGCCAGCTAGTGTTAAAATCCGCTGCAAGCTGAAGTTGTTTACGGTCTAAAACATTACCTGTCGCGTTAGCTTCCTGGTGCATCTGCTCAAGCCCACTACTCCCACCGCCTAACATGTTGACCATGTCGATACCTTGAGAACCAAAAAGTTTATCCGCTATAGATATACGCTTACTTTGACTTTCAATAGTCACCATAGCGTCCGCTATAACTTTCAATTGTTCTTCAGGTTTCATCTGGGCCAGGTTCTGTGCATCCAAACCCAGATCTTTAAGTGCAGACGATGCCTTCACATCACCCTTCGCAGCCGCAGTAATACCTTTGATCATATTCTGGGCGCTCATATCAAACGTTTTGGCAGTTATGCCTGAGCGCTCTGCGGCAAAACGATACTGCTGCAATCCCTCTACAGTGAACCCAAGCTTGTTAGCGGTATCAATCGCTTGATTACCTGAGTCAGCCGTACTTTTTACAAAATTGAAAAGCCCTAAAGCTGCGGTGGTTGCACCTGCTCCTATGCCTTTTAAGTGAGAGATGGATTTTTTAGCTATGCCAGGTAGACGCCCGAGGGATTTAAGGCCTGCCGAGCGTCTTTCTAAGCGCTCTAATTTTCGATCCACATTAGCAACACTGATACCATATTTTTGAGCCGCTGTGGCTGCTCTCCAAAGCTCCTTACGTTTACGCTCAACAACCTGACGAGCTCTCTCCCCTTTAATACTACTGGCCTCGTAACGCCTTTCCAGTTTGGAAAGACCATCTCGTTGCTTTTTTAAACCCTCGGCCGCAGCCATTGCTTCATCGGTCTCGTTAATAGACTTACTAAAGCGTTGCAACATTGTCTGGCCTTGTGTAACAGCACTTTTAAATCCAGACGTTAAGGTGCCATCTAGGCTCACTAATAGGGAAAACTTGCTCATGGATACGGATCCAAAGGGGGTAAATTAGATAGATTGCCTCGGTACAGCTTCATCTTTAGGCAGATGATCAACCCAACTACTCAGTTCCTCACAACTCATATTTGAGAGTTCTGTGAGACTCCAGCCAGTCCAGCTAGCCAGAGTTATTAATAGTCTTCGGATAGCAGAGGCGCTTAGGATAAAAAACCTTCATAGGTCTCATCTAGTTTTTTGAAGTCTGCAGCATCCATATCTTCAATGACTGCGGGGGAGACTTCACAGAGATTGGCATAGGTTTCAGTCGCCAGCTCACCATCTCCCACCGGCTGGCGTTTGCGTTCTGATTCTTTTTGTTTACGCTCAATAGCTAGCAAGTCACGCACCTTGGGACGCCGCATTTGCAATTCGGAATAGATAATACCTTGATATTCAACTGGAAAATCCAGCTTAATTACGTTCTCGGACATATTTTCCTCAAAAAAAGCCCACAAGCATTAAGAACCTGTGGGCAAGTCAATTTAGAGAGTGATAAAAAAAGAGGGAATTGAAAACTCTTAAGAGCCTGGGTTATCGGCCAATAGCAGCGCGAAGCTCTGCCGTCTGGTCAACACCATCAACAACACGCTTGCCATTTAGCACGTCAATTTCAACGACTTGACGGCCATCAATGCTCACAGAGTAATAACGCAGTTCCGCACTGTATTTCTGTTTGTTCATCTCACCGGGCTTATGAGAACCAGCTTCATAAGTACGCACCAGCCCTCGCATCTTAATAACCACCGGTACCACTGAGCCATCGGCTTCACTTTGAGCTGCCGCGCGTAGGGTTAAGGGTGTACCAGCTTGTCCTGCTTGACCCCACTGGGCCAATGTTTCGGCATGGTAGCCAGCCAGGGTCCAACTAGCTTCCAGTTTCTCGACCCTGCCCATATCTATCCCAATAGCGGCCCCTAAACCGCCCCCGTTATAGTCTTCAGTAACGACTTTGAGGCTAGGTGCTTCAAACTCTTCCACCAAACCGGCATACCCCTTACCATCAGCAAAGAGCTCCATATCTTTAAAAATAAAACCTTGCATTTGTTTCCCCGCTCAGTCGAAAATAATATTAAATTAAGCTACCAGATCGGTTAGGTAGCGATTAGTGCTAGCAACTTGGAAGCGGATACTCTCTGCGATACCAACAGGGGTATATTCTACGTTGAAGTACACTCGTCCAGCGGCCAATTCACTTGTACTATTAAGCTCTGGATCTGGGGTACAAGTGCCTCCATGAATTGCTCCAAGCAGAGTCAAGCGACGTAAGAAGTTATTAACACTTTCTGCGACATCTTCAAAAAAGGTTCGATTTAAATTACGATCTACTGCCCAAGCAACACCTTCTTGAATACTGTCATCAATTGCATCGGCGATACGTACATGCGTTTCAAATGCCCACTTGGGATCTGCAGAACAAGTACGGTTTCCCCAAAGACGAAAACCACCTTGGCGAATTACTGTTGTAATCTCATGTTGATTCAGTAGATTAGCGCGGCTATTAGGGTCACCTTGAATGAAATCTACAGGGCGACTGCTACCAACAATTCCTGAAATTTCCTGATTGGAGATGGATGCCCAAAAACCTTCTTCGCTATCTCGCTTAGCACGGATACCTGCAGCAATCGCCGACAGAGGGACTCGTTTATTATCTCCACTGGTCTTATCAAATTTGAGCACGGACGGATCAAAAATCTGTAGACGCTTACTGCCGAAGTTAGTTCGAAATGCTTTTGCGGCAGCATCATCGGTGTCAGGGGCATCAATATATGCAACGCCTTTAACTCGATCAGCGACGACGTTCATTTCACTCGCGACTGCCGAATCAGACGAAAAGCCTGGGGCAATCACAATACGGGGGCGCTCTCCCACGGCACTTTCCGCACCACGTAATGAATGTAAGCCAGTGTACTGGCCAGCACTTTCGCCCCCAATAACGTTTGCACGAGTGGAGGAATCATCAGGGCCTTCTGCTACCCTTACTACTACAACTAAAGCGCCGGCCTGATCTAAAATGGCATCAAGAGCATCAGGTAAACTGCCTTTAGCAGTACCCAATGTATCCAAGGCTGATGCCTGCAGTTCAGAACCCGCAATCAATACGGGTTTGTTGAGAGGGAAAGGTTCATCGGTACCGCCAGACATCCGGAGTGCAGGCTGCGGCGAAAGAACACCACTACCATCACTATCACCGTTTACCACAGAAAATAGTGCTGAAGCCTCCGCATTTGCTGCTAATGCCGTGCGAACATTATCAGCTGTGCTAATAAGCTTGCTACTTGAATCTGTGGCGAGTGATACCGTTACTGATTTACCATTAATGTTAATGGAGAGAACAGCATCTGCGGTATTTGGATTGACAAACTCAATACTGATGACATTGCCCGTATTACCAGGGCTTGCTGCCGTAAAAACAAGCTCTGTATTTGCTTCAGTAGTGCCAATAGTCAGAGAGGCATTGGTTGCTGCCGCAGCATTTGGGGCCGTCCCCACAATACCAATACAACCCAGTTTGACTAGGTTGATATCGCGTGCGCCGGCGTCACTATGGGTTACCCCTACGCCGTGTAAAATGTTGGTGCTCATAGAATAGCTCCTGCTTTTAGTGATCAGTTAGTAGAGACATCAGCTGATAGCCAGTGCCGCCAGTTCATCAATAGTTTGTTGTGCTTGGGCCCCATAGTCTGAGCCCTCCGCAAGCTCCAAAATCTGAGCCTTACCACGTAGGCGGAGATCGCGGATTTGGTCGAGTGCCTCGAGCCAGACACTATGTTGGAATTTAATTTCTGCCACTGCTTCTACAGCAGTTTGTCCAGAAGTATCCATTTGTACTTGTACAGCTAGAGGGGTGGGGCCAGGAAATCCATCAACCTCATAAGCTATTGCTACTTCATAAGCTCGGCGACGTTCTTCATGCATAAATTCACCGGGCCCTAAGAGTTGAGCACGTACTTGGCCGGCAAAGTGATCGATGCTGATTAAAGCATCAGCACGTCTCTGTTCCTCACTACGGGTATCAACCTGCAGTTCTGCCCACAGAGTGGCATGGTCAGCAATTACCTGCTGAAAATCATCGAGAGTTAAAATTACATCATTAGGGCGAATGGGGTCTTGCCATTCAATCTCTCCCTCTACGCCATCGAACTGTACTGCGTGCACTGCATCGAGAATATCGTAGTCAGCCAAGTCCATTTCCACAGTGTTACCATCCACTGTAACTAAGCTCTCGGTAGCCATAATCGTCAGTTGCATTATCTTTGCCTCTAGATTTATGGTGCTATACGCTGTACATAGGCCAGCGCATAATAAGGAGGTAAAATCGCCACAGTGTGCTCATGGCCATCATGAGTAGAGGCACTTGCCGTGTGGTTATGTGCACCACCACCACCACTGTAGCGGGTATAAGTATTGAGCCCGTTATCCCAAGTACCTCCATCCCACTTGAGTATCCATCTTTGCTGGTATGTTCCGGTACTTCCGTTCGTGTAGGCACCTAGATCATGATGGTGCCGGTGGCTAGGAATTTGTGATAAGGTCAATGTGTGGTTATTAACTGTTATCGCGTGGGAGTGGGCACCATTCTTACTTGTCCTTGCTGATGTGGCACCACCAGTCGCCCCAACTGAATAATTGTCCCCAGCGCCAAGTACAAATCGGTTACGCAAATCACGTGTACCGTTACTGCCATTACATAGCTTGTATCCAGCTGGCAAATCTTGGATCTCCCCGCCCCAGATATAAATTAACTGACCAGGAAATTGCTTATTGATATATCCCTTTAATGTTTCTGGAGTGACGGCCTTTTTCTTTTCATTGCCAATGTCAACTTCACTCTGACTGGCCAGCGCTACGATTCCGCTCTGGCTAGTACCAGCTGCTACTGGTTTATTATCATTGAGTTTATTCTGCAGTGTCTTTGGAGTAACTACGAGTGTTGAGCTATTTCCATCATCCACAGCCTCCTGGGTAGCCAAACGGGTAAAACCATCTCGATTCGTAGTTGCATAAACATGACTGTGGCTGGAAAGAGCCAATACCGACAAGCGCTGATGGAGCGTTTTTGGCGTTACCACTTTATCATCAACGCTCCCTATATTAACTTCGGCTTGAGTCGCAATAGGAATAACGCCCGCACGTTCTGTGGTAGCTGTTGGGTTGCTAAAGCCTGTATCTCCAACGGAAATATTATCCGCGTTACTACCAGATAGTTTGATATCTAGGGATAACAGGTAAGTTGAATTGGCTCCTTTATTCCCTACCGGGTCGGCTCCAGGGCCTACCGAATATACGGCATAAAGTATTCCCGTATCGGTATACAAGCCAAACTCATTAACATCATAGATATCACTGCTCTCATCTTTTAAGGTGATATGCAGCATATCATTGGCAACTTCTACGTTACCGGATATGGTAGGCAGTCTTTTAAATTCTTGTTGCAACCCTGTAGCACTGGCATCCGGGTTCCAGCGCCCTGTACCCAGGGCAATCTTTGACAGTTTTACCGGTAAAGTACCGGCGTTATTCTCATCCACGATGGCCTTCTGGCCTGCAGTGGTAAGTACTAGCGCGAGTGTCACGGGTTTACTCCATGCACGGGCGAGCCACTCAGCCAAAAAATACCGAGTGACTCGCGGGCAGATTTATGGGAAAAGTGTTTAGGTCGCGGTAAACCGCAATCGGTCAAATACAGCAGCTCGCGCTAAACCTACAGATAAAGTCGTAGCACTTGCCTGTGTCCCCAGTCGCATAGTGAAATGGGAACGAAGCGGTTTAACATATGTTACCGCTTTCACAATATCTTTCTGAAATTCAGCACTCACTGGCTTACCAAATGCATCCACAGCATTTAGTACCAGATCAAAAGTATGAGGCTTACCTGGAGGATCAGTTTGAAACCACTCAACAATTGCTACATCTCCACCAAAGGCTGCAGCTGCAGTTTCTACTGCAGATCGAGTACCTTTTGTTGTATGTGTAGTAAACGCTGAGCGAATTACGGCACGTTTGGTAGCGGTAGGCCAACTATCATTCCATGTATCCACACTATGTTGCCAGGCTAAAAAAGGTAGGAACGTTGGTGGACATTTATCTGGGTCATAGAGTTCTGTAATGTTTACCGGTATTGCATTGAGTCTGGTAGCAATAACAGACTCTACAGCTAGCTCCAACTGGCTCGCATTGGGTGGCAATAAAGTGTTATTCAAGATTTACCCTCCATTAGTCAGCATAAAAAAGCGCGTTGGTCACAATATATTTTGTACCCTCTAACACTGGTAAAGATTCATGTAGCTCCGAGGGTGGAAACAGCAACAAATCTCCAGTAGTCGGAGCGATATTCTGACCACTTTGCAAAAATTTTAGCTGTCCACCTGAATAGTTGTCGTTCAAATAAAAGACCAGGGTGAATACTTTGCGCCACCCAAGGTAATAGTGCCCCGCACGAGCCCCATGATCAGGATTTTCATGAAAACTCAGCGGACGAGGATTATCCTCGTGAGCCCGTAGGTATTCACCCATTTGGTAACGAATTACACGAGACTCATAGAAGTAACGCTGAGGTCCTCCACTTCCTAAGTATTTATCTAAAGTACGTGTAGCAGCCGCTATCAATTGATCCCTTACCCAAAGCAGTGGCTCATAGCGCTCAACCCAAGTTTCTGAACTGGTTCGTGAATCACCGACAAAATTATCTGATGTATAACCAACTTGACCCGATCGTAGCCACCGACCATGTTTCTCAGCAGCCTCAATAATTTCTGCACATATTGCTGGAGGTAGAGCTCCCTGGTTAAAGCAGGCTAACTCATGCGGCAGCATGGGATTCTCCCTTTTTTATGCCTATTAGTTCAGCCTTATCCGCAAGAATATCCTCACAAGCAGAGAGCCAATTTAACAAAATATACTTATTATCATTTTCCGGCGGGAATGCCTCATGGAGGTAATTATCAGATACTGGAAATACTACCGCGCTCCCGGGATTTGTATTACAGCAGACATTCTGCTGAGGGAAAAACAGCTGCCCACCATAAGTGTGATTTAGATTAATGACCATAGTTAATTGACGCCATTCACCTGGTCGGCAATGGCGTAAGTCAGAATGCAACCGAAAAAATCCGGTTGGCCTATAGCGTACTATACGCGCAGGCTCGGCCACTAAGTAAGCCTCTACATTCGCTACATTTTTTCGATATAATTCGGCAATATCTTGGTAGAGAACTTCCAGTTTTTTTTCCAAATCGGTCAGCTCAGAATGCTGACTAAGCCAGATCTCATGACAGCGGCGACTACTGGGGACCACTACATTTCCCACGCCGTTCCCCATTACTACCCGGCCGGGCGTGTTAAATTTTACTGATTCAGCTAGCTGGATAATCTGCTCACATTCAGTTTTTTTAAACACATCGTGGACGTAAATAATTCGGGGATCCGTAGTACGTTCTATTTCCATCGAGTTCTCCTACGGAATATGTATTCCCATACCTACGCCTATGCCCATACCAACTGTAGAAAATTTTGTAGCTTTCAGGCCAATAACGTCATCAAATAGGTAACTACCACCAATTAATTTTATACGTACCCGCACTCCGCATGTGTAGGATCCATTACTGGTTCGATTGCGGTATGCATAGCGAGTACCATTAATAGTCCCCACAGAACCTACTGATGGCGAAGCACCAGAAATATCGGAATTGTCGCCGGATACACTGGCATTATCGAAGCGCATCTGGAATTTATCACCTACAGTGCTACTAGCAGGCTTAATCCAGGCTCCCTGACTAACGGGGGAGCCAGACTGATTTTCCAAATATATGTATCCGTTGCGGGCAATTTCTAAACGTGCTACCGCGTTAGTCGGTGAGGCCGCTGACACTGAATAACTACTTGGTAGATTACCTGGGAGAAACTGGTAATGGTGAAAAGTTATCGTAACCGTATTACTGTAGACAGTACCTACACCATCGGTCACCTTGCAACGGTATTGGCTGGTTGTTATTTCTCCTGTATCGGAGCGGCTAAGAGTCACGCTCCTTCCATTAGCGGAAACTGACAAAGTGGTACCACTGACCTTTTGCCAAGTGTAAATAAAATTCCCAGTGCCATTGCTCGGTTGGCTACATGTCAATGTAGTACTGCAACTTACTGAACCCGTACCGGCATTTTGCTTGACTGTGGTACCAGATAAAGATGGTGTACCCATAGCTACATAATCGGTAGCACTATAGAAATCTGCACTATCAGCAGCACCTGAAGTCGGAATATTATTATTTTGTGAAATATTCGGTACAAAACTACCGCCTCGATAAAATTGTGAAGTATTACCGGCACCACTCTGTCCAAATACACTTTGTAGATTGGCACTACTAGCCTGGCCGCTACTGGGCATAGTTGCCATAATTATCCCCGCTATTTAGTTTGATCTCGCTAATTTTTCTGCAGCTCTTTTATCGTTTTACTACATTCTTTGATGATCTCAGCCTGCTGTTCAAGTCGTGCTTCCTGGTCTTTACATACTTCAACGAGTAATCCCGTCACAACGTTATAATCGGCCTGATCATATCGCTTACCATGCTTCCTGAACTTCGATTTGTAAACAGTACCTGGTAGTGCTTTACGAATATCGGGGCTCATCAAACCGCCAGAACCACGACCACTGTCTTTCCAATCGAAAAGAACGCCATTAAGTTTTTTCAATCTGGAAATTGGCTTGTCAATCGTGCGTACATTGGTTTTAAGAATTGGGTCTGATCCAACCGAACTAGACTGCCAATACACATGGCCATCAGCATGGAAATTACCATTGGAAACATCGAACAAATATTTCGTTGTGGTGCCTGAGCGAATATATAAGTCACCAGTATGTAGACTCAAATAACCGTGGCTTCCGCTATGCATCATACGCATATCCGCACTGTTGCCCCAACGAACCTCCTTGAGGTCCTGCCATTCAGTATGTCCTGTTACATTATCATCAGTATCAGAACGAATAAGCTGTGAACCGTGTAAATTATCTACGGTGTCCGCATTCCCGGCACTAGTAGCACTGGTAGCACTATTGGCACTAGTGGCATAACTAACATTCAGATTCAGCGAGATGTCGCCGTTTGCATCAAAACTTGCTGAGCCACTGGCATTACCGCTGACTGAAACAGTACCACCGGTTTTTATCGCACCGATTTCTGCTGGGGTAGGCTTTTGCCCTTCATGATAGATTTTTTTATTATCGCCATAAGTCAATCCGCCAGATTGTTTTATATAAGCTGCGCTAGGTTCCGCAGCCTGCCAAACGGCCTCATCATTGTAGGTAGTAGATACGCCATTAGATTTCGTCGCGCCAATTTCGAATACACTTACTCCGAAGTGATCAACAGCCTTCTGTACCCACAGCTCAACCGGCTGACCATACCCCGCACTAATCAGCCGAAAAGCGTCATCTTTAAAAGCTCCACTATGGTTAAATGCATAGGAGATACCGCTATCGGACACTAGGGTATTTGGTGCGGTCTGCTGAACGACATGGACACTCACCATTGCATGACCACGAATAGATGAACCATTAGTTGTCAATAATAGAATCGATGTGGCATTGGCATAATCAGAATTGGGCATATTGAATGTAGCAATTTTCGCCCAATAATTTGCACTGCTCATTCCCGCATTCTTTAAATTGCAAACCCGCCTCCCCAAGCCCTCTACTGGAAAGGGGCCGGTGTTTTCTTTTACTCCATCGGTATAGGTAATTCGCAAGGTGCCATCAACTAAAACTTCCATGCTGGAAATACCGCGCCCGGAGTCGCCCTTGGGACCGGCCAAGTTACCAATTATGGACCAACTACCAACACTCTTTTGATAAAGAATTTTATTTGGGCTATCCAGCTCCACATAATGCTCGCCATTTCGGCCCAGGCTGTCTGCAGGTATACCATTACCAGCGAAAATACCCAGGCCTTGTTCGCCCTGAATTCCTTGTATACCCTGGTTACCCTTATCGCCCTTATCTCCTTTTGGGCCTTGGGGGCCCCGTAGATTACGCAACTTCGCCCAACTGTTATCACTTTTTCCATACAGGTCGGCACTATCATAGTCCAAGTATTGGTCGCCATTGTTACCGAGGCCCGCAGCAGGTATACCACTACCCCAATGAATTGTTGCGCCTTGAGGGCCAGTTGGGCCGGATGGGCCCGCTACACCGCTCTGCGCCAGAGTTAATGTCTGGGTGATTTCGCTCATAATTTTCTAATGGTTAAACAGTGACGTGCGGCGTCACAGTGACGCAGCCATATATCAGGCATTTGCACTATCAGTTTTGGGTTTTAAAGAGAAGCTGTAGAGGGCAGCAGGCCAAGCAATTATCAGCCTCGCAAGGGCTAAGTGTGCATAGCAAGGAGCAATACCCTCACGACTAAAGTCTTGAGATTTTTATTTTTGTCTAGCTAAAAATAAGCACTGCTTACTTAACTTTCGCTAGGTATAACGGCATAGTTAATACAGGTTTTCAATCCGGCTTTGAAGACTTTTCATCATATGCTGGAGTTTATTAACAGTTTTACCTTGGTCCTTGATAGCTTTAAAGTCATCACTCTGCCGCTGCAATCTATTCTCCAAGTCTTTACACACCTCAACCAACAAACCAATGACCGCATTATAATCGGCCTGATCATATCGCTTACCATTCTTCTTAAATTTGGATTTGTAAACGGTACGTGGTAGTGCCCTACGAATATCCGGGCTCATCAAACCGCCAGAACCACGACCACTATCTTTCCAATCGAAAAGAACACCATTAAGTTTTTTCAATCTGGAAATTGGCTTGTCAATCGTGCGTACATTGGTTTTAAGGATTGGGTCCGATCCAACCGAACTAGACTGCCAATACACATGGCCATCAGCATGGAAGTTACCACTGGAAACATCGAACAAATATTTCGTTGTGGTGCCTGAGCGAATATATAAGTCACCAGTATGTAGACTCAAATAACCGTGGCTTCCGCTATGCATCATGCGCATATCCGCACTGTTGCCCCAACGAACCTCTTTGAGGTCCTGCCATTCGGTATGTCCTGTTACATTATCATCAGTATCAGAACGAATAAGCTGTGAACCGTGTAAATTATCTACGGTGTCCGCATTCCCGGCACTAGTAGCGCTGGTAGCGCTATTTGCGCTGGTAGAATAACTAACATTCAGATTCAGCGAGAGATCGCCATTTGCATCAAAACTTGCTGAGCCACTGGCATTACCGCTGACTGAAACCGTGCCACCGGTTTTTATCGCACCGATTTCTGCTGGAGTAGGCTTGTGCTCCTCATGATAAATCTTCCTATTTTTTCCATAAACTAGCCCGATAGATTGTTTGACATAAGCTGCACTAGGCTCCTCTGCCTGCCAGCTAAAATCGTTATGATAAGTAACCGTCACTTCATTAAGTGCGGCAGCCACTTCGTGAACACTCAAAGATACAAAAGAATGCTTCTTTCTCACCCAGAGTTCTACAGGCTGACCATATCCATTAGATATCAATTTAAACGAATCATCTGCAAAAATTTCACCATGATTTGCAGCAATATATACCCCAGACTCTGCCGCCAAAGTATCGGGGCTGGCTCCCTCACGAAACTTTACAGTGATCACGGCCGCGCCATGTACTGCTTGATCCCCACAAACTAGAGCTAAAACCAGCCCAGCATCAGCTGTACCTGTCGTAGTTCTTAACGTTGCGACTTTGGCCCAGTAATTTGAATTATCAGCTCCTGGATTTTGTGATAGTGCTACACGCCGTCCCAAACCCTCTATCGGAAAAGAGCCAGTATCTTGATTCGTACCATCAGTGTATGAAACTCGCAAGGTGCCATCTGATAATACTTCCATATCGGAAATACCTCGGCCAGTATCACCCTTTGGACCAGCTAAGTTACCGATTACAGACCAATTACCAGCACTCTTTTGGTAAAGGGTTTTACTTGGGCTATCCAGCTCCACATAATGCTCTCCATTTCGGCCCAGGTTATCTGTAGGTACACCATTACTAGCAAAAATACCTAGGCCCTGTTCACCCTGAACTCCCTGGATACCTTGATTGCCCTTATCCCCCTTATCTCCCTTTGGCCCTTGAGGGCCACGGAGGTTGCGCAGCTTTGCCCAGCTATTATCACTTTTTCCATATAAGTCGGCACTATCATAGTCGAGATATTGGTCGCCGTTGTTACCGAGGCCCGTGGCAGGTATACCACTGCCCCAATGCATTGTTGCACCTTGAGGGCCTGTTGGGCCGGATGGGCCCGCTACACCACTCTGTGCCAGAGTTAATGTCTGGGTAATTTCGCTCATAGTTTTCTCATAGCTAGACAGTAACGCGCGGCGCCACAGAGACACTGCCATATATCAAGCGCTCAGCACTATCACTACTGGGATTTAGAAACAGATCGTAGATAGCATCGCGCCAGGTAAAACCAGCGGTTACGAGACCCGGTATTTCAATTTTTAGCTGGCCATTATTTGGGTCACCGCTGTCGCCTCCCACCTTCAGCCCATCTAAATTGTCTAAAGATAGCAGTAGTGTTTTATCATCATGGTTATCACGTATTTGTAGACGTGCCGTGTAGCCAGTCAAGTTACGAGGTGTGCCTGGTGGAGCTTCAATAGTCATTAGCAAGCCATAGCCAGCCCCTTGCTCCAGTTCAATATTGTAATTAGAGCCGTACATATTTACCCCCGTATAATTTCAATACCTGCACACCACGCGGTCTGATGTGGTTCATTGAGGATATCGAATTCTGGTTCGTGCAATTGCACTCTTTCTATACCCTCTTGATGCAATACTTTGGATAACCCCGATCTGGCTACAGTAAGGCCCAAACCATGGCGTTTCTTTGCATAAGCAATTGCGGCCTCTTCAGCACGTTGATATAACGCTTCATCCACAGGTCCTGGCATTGGAGTCAGAGTTGCACTAATAGAGTACTGTTTAATTTCAGGCTCTATTATCTCTACCTTATCAGTTAGAGGACGTATGGACTTTTCTGATAAGGCATTATTCACAGCTTCAAGTAAATCCGGTGAAGCCGAGCCATTACCCTCAGTGCTGAGGATAACCACATGTACCACTCCATCACTAGGACTGCTTGCCAATGCATCTTTTACGCGGGGGTCAGCTGCAAGCGCATGGCTCTTATAGGAGCCTTTAGGACCAGCAGTGGTGAGGCCCTCGAAGGCAAGAGGAATTCGCCCGCGGTAGCGGGTGTCATCCTCACCTTCTAGCCGGCGAGTCTTGTTGTTCTCTCCCAGCCGATCCAAATCTCCATCAACCGCAAAAGCAACCATGACGCCCCGAGCCGCATCATTGACTCGCTGACGAGTGAGCATCTCTCGGTAGGCAGCTACTTGTAATAATCGAGCTAAAGGCTCGCTTTCCATTTGTACATAACTAAGATTCATCAGAGAATCCGCTGGGATTTTGAAGTAAGGTGCTCCATCATCAGTAACTAGATCTGCCCTCACTGTTTGTGGCTTAATCACCTGCCCCATTTCATCAAGTAATAGAGGGGAGGCACCATCAAGCAGAGCTACCATTTCGCCATAGATACTTTCAAAATCTAGAGTTTCCACTATATTTGGTGCTGGTAAGCGACTGATGTCCACTGCACTTTCTGTTGTCATATTTTTATATTCTCCAGAGTTATAAACTCGCCGCTGTCCACCATATAGCCGGACAGTTTCATAGTTATACCGCTGCTCTCCATACGTACTACCTGCATTTCTGTACTCTGAAAGCGAGGTTCCCAAAGGCTTAAAGCCTCTGCTGCATTGGAGTAGATATCCACTATGGTGGAGCGAGTTAATGGTGCATCCAAGGAATGGAAAATTTTTGCACCATAGTTCCGACGCATTAATCTAGACCCTACTGGAGTAGTGAGAATGTCGGTGATTGACTGACGCAAGTGCTCCAGCTCTGTGATAGCCATACCACTACTACTATCCATACCGTATCGCTGCACGCTTCCCCCTATTGTGGTTTCTCAGTGGGGCTACCCACCGATTTCACTATATGTGTATGCTTGGGTAGGCTGATGCCATTACTGCTAAGGTCATCACCGGTATGCTCAACCTTTCCTTTCATTTGAATTTCAGTCCCTTCTAGCCTGAGACTTTCGCTCTCTAAGTTAATATTTTTCGCTTTTAAACTTATATTCTCAGCCTCAGCAACAATCGAGCCCGCCACTTTCAACTGGGTATTACCATTTTGATACTCAATCATGTCACCATTGGCGAATGTGCGGCGAAAAAGGTCGGCAGTATCGCCATTAGCTGGTGCTTTATCGCTATAGATCGCTGGTAAAATCACACCTGCACGTAGCTCTCCACTAGGGCTTAATACTGCAACCTGTTCACCAATACTCGGTGGACGCCACTCGGTATCATTAGTCCCAGCCGCTGGGGCAAACCAACGTAACCAGGTTGTTAGGTTTTCTCCTAAGCGCACGCGAGCGCAGGCTGTGTCATAGTCCACCTCCTCCACAGTACCGAGACGTACTATATTGTCGACCCGACGCTGTAACTCACCAAGCTGCTGTAGAAGTGCAGTTACTACTTCTGAGTTCATGCCTCGCCCACCTCACCAATTTTGGTATAGTCATCGCGATGCTTTAAGCCAACTTTTGGTTCATAACCCACATGAACTTCTACCGGCTTAGGTATTGGCGTAAGATCATGTCGCCGGTCTTCTCCGACCCATATTTTCTGAGTAAACCTTAAGGTGTAAGCAGCAAGAACACCGTCACCAGTTTCATTAAGCTGCAAAGGCTGAAGCCCTTGGAAATTCAAACGTCCAGACTTTTCAATTAACTTGGCTTGTGAATCGGTCAAGTGCTGCTCAAATACTAGGACTGTTGAAACCGCAAGATCTCGAGCTGCTCGGTTATTAGCCACCAAAGTAGTCAGATTGCCTACAATGACTATAATTTCCCATTCTACTGAAAGCGGCTGCACGCCATTATTAAAAGCAGCTATTGGTTCACTAGAAACGAGTCTTAACAGTAAGGCTGGAGTGCTATCAGGAATCTCACTACTACCTACCTGAAGTTCCTTTATTATTTCTTCACATTTAATTATGCCGGGAATACTTTGTAATTTAAGTAAAATATTGTCAGATATAGTGTTAATACTGGTCATAAATGTGCATCTCTTATCCGACCTCAAGGAGCAAATAAAAATTAGATCCAATGTGAAATTCAAAAACTAAATCTGAACCACTGAAATTTTAAAAACCCAAAAAAAAATAAATAAATTTGAGCAACACAACCCAAAGGAATTTAAAACTTTTGAATCTAAAATTTTTCGGCCACTAAATAAATTTAGCTATCTTTAGATAAACCCGAAGGAGAACGGGCCATATGATAGCGAGCTATCGCTTCGCTGATTTTATTCGGAGCAAAATAAAAAGTAAGAATTACTCCTACCGGTAATCCCATTTTCGAGGCTGCTGAAAAAGTAATTTCAGCAGCATTAGCGAAACTTTGACTATAAGGCTCAAATGCTGACCACACACACAATATCAAAGCTACGAGACTTTCTAGCAGCCAAATAAACGTAATTGATAACGCTAATAAACGCCGGGTAAGGTTCTGGCCAGCAGTTACCTGCTGCCACTTCAGCATCCAATCTAATACTCTTGCTTTGAAATCAGCTTTTTCCTCTTCAGTATAAACTAAAGCATCACCGGTTCTAATTACGGCATCGACACTCTGTTCGATAACATCGCTAGTATCCCATAATCTCTTCCATAAACTCATGATTTAAGCCCCAATTTAATTCCCCACAAGCATGGCTCTCGAGATAAATATTGATAAGCTGCTTCCGCCGCTTTATCATAAACTTCGTTTAGAGTTAAGAATCCGGCATTAGTTGTCTCTATATATGGATATTCCTTTAGTGGCTTAAATAGCCCTCCGCCATTACATTGCCAGACTGTCATAGTTTCGCTATTAGTAGATACTGCTATCATAAATTCTTTTGTTGGCACCACTAATACAAGTACTTCTGATGAACCTATAGACTCTAAGGTAAGGGGGCTCTTTTCAGTTTTGTTCATATTTGTGTACAGGATTTCGCATTAAGAAATTCTTAACTTGGTTCACATCAGCTCCCACTTGATCAATACTATTCTGTAAATTCTCAAATTTACGGTCAGTTTTCTCTTCCAGGCGACGATTAGCCTCATCCAGGCGTGCAATATCATTCTTGTGGTTGTGCTCTAATGCTTGCCATTTGCTCCAAAACATTCCAAAAGAAAAAACTGCCCCACATAGCATAATTACCAAACCAATAGCCACCGGTGTATCACGGTCGATCGCTTGAGGTTGATCACAACTCATAAATTCCCCAGGATACAAAAAAGCCCCAGAATTTCTGGAGCTTTCTCAATATTCAGATTAAACGACTTCGAAAAATATTAATCGAAATTAAATTTACTGTCTTAGCTTCTGCTGGTCTTACCTTACCCACACTACAGAAACCTTATCGAAAAAATCTGTAATCACCAAATATATGACCCTTTTAAATCGGGCCTGTAATTTGACTATGGACTAATAAACAATTTAGGCACGCAATAACGACCACAAAAGCATACTTCAATACCTGTCATTCTCCTCAGAGCATATAGACAGAAAATTCAAACTATCAAGCCAACTGCCACCAAAGCAGCACTGGTGGCAGCTATCAATCAAGCATAATTAATTAACATTTTTGGAAAACCAAAAAAATCTGAGAATTTGTGACGCAATCGATTAACAGCCGCAGCAGCTATCGTCACATCTCATTTTCCTACCCTCACCTTTATGGGCTTACTTCGCCCACAATGCAGAAACTTTAGCAAACAAATCCGTAACTGCAAAATACATGACCCTTTTAATAAACCTCAAAGATTATATCTATATTGCAGTGTATAACTCTACCTAAGAATGCAATACGACTCTTATGAGTACCCCTCAATAACTTCCATTTTCTTCAGAGGATATAGATGAAAAAATTGCACCATATAGATATCAAGCCAATAGCCGCAAAATTAAATTTTACAGCTCTGGCCTGTTATTCACGAGCTTACCTTGCCCACGATACGGATACTTTAGCGAAAAAATCCGTAATCACCAAACACATGACCCTTTTAATTCAGACCTCACTTATAGAATATGGAAGGAACAATAGATTAACAGCCAATAAATTCTTCACACTAATCAATATGTAAGCAGGCATTGCAGTAAGAAGAGTTCAAAAACTGAAGCTAGCTTGATAGCTTAAGCCTAACTTACGAAAAACTAATAAGTGCTAGAATGAGTCCTCACCACTAAATTCCTCCATAGCTCGCTAGGCTAGAAACTTCTTGTGCCCAGAAATTTAGACCTCAAAAAAGTGCGTCACGGCTTCGCTCTATACCTGCCAAACACTTTAGGCCGTTTAGTGCTCGCACCGGTTAAGTTTCCGATAGCTGTGCGCCATTGTTTATTCCTCCTCAATCCCTCATTGCTTATAAATTTCCGAAGGAGTCTTGAATATCTGGATATCCCACCATAACTATTACCTCGAATGTGACAATTCTCTTGCACAAGTCACAAAGCGACGACAAATAATTATTTCAGTAATATTTGCAATAAATTGCTCAGAAATTTTTTACAAGATATTTCGCCATAATACGAGATAAAATAGGACCTAATAGGTTGAAGCGTTTTATTTAGATTAATTAGGGCTAAATATATCGCAACAACCTGGAGTCGAGAAAAGGTAATGCTTTAAGGTAATTTGATTTGTTTTACTCTATCTAACTTTGTCATCGGGTACAGTTAAGCTTTAATGTACATGCCTCGCATTTTCTACAAAGATCTGCACGTACGGATGCAATACAATGTAAGGTGCCCTTTGTTTTAACCTCAGCTTTGTAGGTATCCTCAGACAGTGCTTCGAATAGCTGCCGTTGAATAGAAAGGGCTTGTGTCATAGTGGCGCCCTTAGCTAGAGCAATTTTTGCTGTTACTCTGGCAGCTACTCGCGCAGCTCGATTTTTAGTGTTTATACCCCCATTTTTTTCCTGAAATTGGGTTATTTTTCTAGCTTCCATGACAATCCTCTCACTTTATTGTCGTAATACAACAAACAAGAGAACAATATACCTATTGAGGTCTATCGTAAAAATCCCTGATGGGTCAGACTTGAACCGGTTTATTAAAATAGATTCGACATAGATACGATTTCATGAAAGTTGCACTATCGTATAAATGCTTTTAAGGAGAATGGTGGTGAATCGCTTACCCACTAACTGGCTTGAGTTGAGCCCAGGGTTGCGCTTGGCTCAACAGCGTCGAGCGCTGGGTTTGAGTCTAGTAAAAATGGCTGCGATCTCGGGTATCAGCGCAGAGCGCTTGCAGCGTATAGAGAGAGGCAATGGCAGGTTGGCTCCTAGAGAACTATTGCCTTTACTGGGCGGCTACAATTTGAGCCCCAATAGCTGGCTGGTCGGTATGGAGAAAGTGCCATTATTAGGCATCGAAGCCAGCCCGCAATTCCAACAACACCTAAGCCTGCTAGACCTGGATGAAATGGAGGCTGTAGAAAAATTTGTGTTCAACATCACCGCGGGACGTAATGCCCAGCCGTGAACCCACCAGGGAAGAGCGGGACTATATGGAAATGTTGGCAGCGATAGCGAAATCTCTGCGCTTGGATGCCGGGCAGGGAATCACCGCTACGGCACGGGCTTTGGGGATGAGTCTATCGAGTTACAAACGTTTAGAGCGCAGTGAATACCTAGCCAATGGAGCGGATTTACAGCAGCTCGGGCGCTTATATGGGCTTGATGCCAACCTCTTAGTTTATGGGGTAACCTTAGTCGGGCAACCGCTTTCTGGTGAGGCGAAGTTAGCGCGCACTTGGCAGCGTCTACTATATCGTCTACGCGCACTGGACATTCAGACGCAGGGAGCAGTAGGGGAATTAGTGGCAGATCTATATCAGTTGCACCTAAAGCGTGGTGGAGCTCCAGCCGAGATAGCTATAGCAAGAGACCAGCGACGCTTACAAGCATTATTAAAATCAGAGTAAGGGCTACTAGCTACAGTATAATCATCTTGTCTTGTCGCTCCCTGCGATGCATCTCAACCAGTACCCTTACGGCTGCGCGTGCTACTAGGTCCTTGCTAATTTTGCCTTTGTTCTTCTTGGCATCGGCATAAAGTTCGCTGTAGGAACGTGTAAGGATTTCATCATCTACAGCGATATCTACATCCCCCCCCAAGGCCTCATCCAAATAACACACTACTTCGTTAACACATTGGCCAGCGAGTACAAAGTCTTTGACAGTTTTGGGGGGGGGGAGATCGGAGCATAGAGAATTACGATCGGCAGCATAGGCCCACCAAATAGCATCTGAACCCAAAGCTTCGGCGATATCATCCATTTCCTTGAGGTCGCGGGGGAGAATATCCTGACTGAGCCAGCGGGTGGTATTTGCCTTACTTACTCCAAACCTGCGTGAAAATTCTGCGCTACGTCCCGATCCTTCAGGAGGAAAGCCAGCTTTATCTAGTAAGAGATTCAAACGCTCACTACATCCCTCTGTAGCCACTAAGTATTTATCAACCATTTTCCCCTCTACCTATTGTTGAGCTGGGTAAAAACCTTATGGCTATCTACCCTGTCATTGCGCACTCAATTGTTTTCTATGTACTGCTAATACGTTGACAGCTGTAAGTGATACACGGTCCGGATCAATGTTTCCGCTATTACTACATGCATACTCGTAAAGCTCGATATAACCGCAGTTCAAAGCCTCTCCTTCAAGATCCAGCGGTCTATCCATCAGGTCTGCCAATCGTTTTAGAAGTGCATTTGCACACCGGCCAAAAAGTGAAATATCGAATACCTCTTGCACAGAGGACTCCTCTTCTCCTTTACCTATTGCCCACCAAAATGGATCTGTACCCAGAGCATCAGAGATTCGTTTCAATTCTGTCATATCACGAGGTACTTTATCGTCATTAAGCCATCTGGTCGCGTTAGCCGTATTTACCCGAAACTCCCTCGAAAAGGCGGCTACACGCCCCTTACCGTCTGGTGCGAAGCCTTTTGCATCCAACAGTCGATGCAGGCGCGCGCTACTCCCGGCAGTACCTAATGACTTCTTTTTGCTCAAGTGTATTTCCTTAGTACTGCAAGTATCACTTGCGAAGTAATCTTTGACCCGTCTTCTGTAGCGTGACTTTTCTTTTCCAAACCGCCCAAAGTCGATTGATAGTGGGCCTTTTGTACTGAGAAATGATCATACCATAAGTGTCACTATAAATTGTCAGAATAAAAATCAGGCAATTAAGCCTAAAATTACACAATGAAAGAAATAAATTTATCAAATTTTGGTGAAATAATATCCATATAGCAGGTTAGACAGGTTGCAACAAGCACCACATGTGGAGTATTGTTTTTTAATCCACAAGCGATACCTAAGGGAAAGGGACTGTGAGTTTAGAACTAATGACGCGAGTCTGGAAGCTCGAAAATCTAAATAGTACCGAAAAATTTGTTCTTCTAGCTTATGGTAGCTACGCCAATGAAAAGGGTTGCTCCTGGCCGAGTAAAGAAACTGTTGCCCGTCGAACTTCATTATCCAAAGCCACTATAAAGCGCACAGTAGCTCGGTTATGTGCCAAGGGTCGCCTAGTAGAAATGCCCTTACACGTGGGGTATGGCGCAGATAATAAAAGACGCAAAGTACGGGCGTATTTGGTTCAACCCGAAGGACTATGCAACGACGAGAGCGAGGAGAAACTAGGTGCATTAACTGGGGTTCCAAAGCACTGGGTGCAGAGTGAGCCAGGTTCATTGAGTTCCCAAACTAGGAGCACCGAGTACCAGGAACACCGGAAAAACGCGTCAAGTGGGGTTACTGTTAGCCCCAATAATGTAAAAAATAATAAATCTATAAAGTATATAAATCGACACAGAGGAATTATCCTTGATAACTTGCCTGATTCTATTGATCCAGAAATTGCTCGGGAAGTTATAGATCACCGAGAGAAACAGAAAAAACCACTAACCCAAGGCGCATTTAATCGACTGATAAAAACTGCTCTGCAAGCACCCCAGATCGCAGGTATAACAGCCAATGAAGCCCTACAAAAGATTCCCGACCGTGGCTGGTACGGACTGGAATTGGAGTGGCTCGTACCTATGCAGTCAAAGATGTCCCCTCGTACATCAAGCAGCAACCGCCGCTCTCGTGATATCCCCATCGCCGACATGCTCAATGACCAATGGTAGGTATGAAAATTATTTATTCAACCACCATTACTAAGCTCTTGAGCCTCCACAATGCTTGATTTTTTAACTCCAGCCAATAGAAATTATTTTTCTTATAAAGAACTGCAATGTCGCTGTAACAACTGCATAACAGAGCGCCACCAGGGCGATACTTGTGTGGGCAATGCACAGAACATGAATCATGAATTTATGCAGCATCTAAATCGGGTACGTGAGAAAGTGTACTGTCGCTCAATGCCAATTTCCAGCGGCTACCGTTGCAGTCGCCACCCTGTAGAGTTGCGCAAGCGTGAGCAAGCCAAGCGAGATGGAAAACCATATATTCACGGCGATCATCCCAGTGGCGTGGGTGTAGATGTAAGAATATATGGTGCTAATGCCCATGATTTGATTGAGGCACTGCACATTTACAATTGGTGGCATAGCCAAAGAGGCATGCCGCGCCCTTTTACTGCTATTTGTCCCAATCAGCGCGGACCATACACAGGACGCTTTATTCATATTGGAGGGAACACTGATTTCCCTGGGCGCCCGCGCCCCTGGCTATGGACCTATTGAGGAGACCGAGATATGGAAACAATATTTGTCATAAATTCCCATCTATATTGAATTTCCCTTATTTACGATGAAAACCAATATGGATTTAACCAATTTTTAAAAAAATAAACTTATTAGGAGACAAAAAAATAATGGACAGATTTGCAATTTTTTACGGCAGCTATAATCTGCAGATGGGTGGAGCAAAAGATTTTAAAGAGTCTCACCCAAATAAAGAAGAGGCACGGAAAAGAGCAGAGGAAATTGCCAAGGAAAATTTCTTTGCTAGCTGGGTTCAAATCTTTGACAAAGTAACCGATGAGCTTACCATCTACAATGTGGTTGATGGTGAACTCAAGGAAAGGGACTGCGATCAATATTTGGCTACCCCCAAGTAA